TGCGCAGGGTGTGGATCGAGCAGGCCCGTCGGCAGGCCAAGCAGGAAGGCAAACCCTGGTTGTTGTGCGTCAGCGAGCACAACGACCGCAACCCGATCGTGGTGATGGAATTCCAGACGCTGCTCAGGCTGCTCGAGACCGCCGCGTGACGCTCTTTCCGATACCGCCGAAACTGACCGACCGGCAGGCGCTCGTCTACCACCAGCTCAACGACGGGCCCCTGACAGCCTTCCGGGCCGGCGCCCTCCTGCACGAACGCGCCGACTGCCGCTGGTGCCGACTCGCCGGCGGCTGGGGCGGCTGCAGCCACGCCGAACAAGCCGGCCGCGAGGTGCTCTGGGCGCTCCGCACAAAGTGCCTCGTCCGCCGCGACCGACACCACGTCTACACCCGCATCGACATAGCTGTCCCGTCGGCGCAGGGCGACCTCCCAGAGGGGTTCTGACCATGAGCGACGAGCGTTGGATTGTGATTCCGAACTGGGACAAGTTCCAGCACTACAAGGACCGCGACCCGCCCTGGATCAAGAACTACACGCACCTACTCCATGACGCCGACTACCTCAGCTTGACGCTCACAGCGCGGGGGCTTCTCCATGGCATATGGCTGTGCATTGCAGCAGCAAGGTTGCAGGTAACGCAGAGCCAATGCAAAAGCATTGTCGGACCAACGTCGAGGCATTCCCACTGGGAAGAGCTTGTTAATGCGGGTTTCATCGAACTTTCTGCTAGCAAACCGCTAGCGCATCGCTATCAAAGTGCTAGACCAGAGGAAGAGACAGAGAGAGAGAAAGAAAGAACTACCCCTATATCCCCACAAGTGGGGACTGTGGATAACTTCAACAAGCCCTCAAACCGGCGTGCCGACGGAACGAATCCGAGGGCCACCGGCACGAACCAACGAGCGGTCAGCAAGAGCGACAAAGAGCAACGGCACGCCGACCTACTCGAAGCCGCCCGCGAGCTTGCCGACACCTGGGAGATCCCCGACTCCAGCATCTTCGACCACGAGCTCGACGTGCTCGAAACCAACCACGGATCCAGCCTCTCGTTCGGCGAACGAGACGACCTCTGGGACAAGGCGTTCAAACTTGCCCGATGACCATCACCGGTTCCGCCTCCGCATCGACCGGCTCACCGATCAGCGCGACCAGGCGATCGAACGGGCCGAACGGGCCGAATGGAAGCTCGAGCAGTGCCGGCGCGGCCGGGCCAAGTTCTACAACCGGATGCGCCTGGTCGAAGCGTCCCGTCAACTGTGGCGGCAACGCGCCCTGCAACCACCAACCCGCAAGCGTATCGTTCCAAGCGAAAGGACACCATGAGCTTCAGCCAACGCGAAGGAGACACCATGAGCGAAACAGGCACCGAGACCGAAACCAACGAACCCACAGTCCCGGCACCCGACGAAGACGAAACCGGCCAAGCCGAACCCGACGACGAATAAGCCAATCAGCCTTTCCATCGTGATCCCCACCAACGGCAGACCCAGCATCACCGCCACCCTCGCCGCCCTCACCCCGCAACTCGAACCAGGCGACGAAATCCTGATCCAATGCAACAACGACCGCGACTGGGGACACCAGGCACGAAACCAGGCGATGCCCCGCTGCGCCGGCAGCCACCTCGCCTTCATCGACGACGACGACCAGTACCTCCCCGACGCCCTCGACCAGATCCGCGACTGGCTCCACGTGGATCCCGACCGCGTCCACCTCCACGCCATGCGCTACCAAGACGACGGCCGCGAGCTCCAGCCCGAATGGCCGCTCCGGATCGGCTACATCTCGACCCAGATGATCGTCGTCCCCAACAAACCCGGCCTGCTCGGCCAATGGGGCAACCGCTACGAAGGCGACTACGACTTCGCCCACACAACCATGCAACTCCGCGGCGACGAGCCCATCCTGCACAACCACGTCATCGCGCTCAAAGGGTGACCATCATTGAAACCCCCGTGCCGCTGCTGCAACACCACGACGAGTTCACACAACTGCTCGACCTGTACCGCCAGATCAAACCCGAACGTGTGCTCGAGGTCGGCACCTACCACGGCGGCAGCCTCTACCACTGGCTCCAAAACGCCGCACCCAAAGCGACCATCGTCACCATCGACAGCTACACCACCGGTGTCGACAACAGCGACCAATACACCAACTGGGCAACCAGCAACGCTGACGTCGTCGTCATTCGCGGCGACAGCGAATCCAGCGACCCGACCATCCAGGTCGCACCACTATGGGCCGAGCTCGCCAACGAGTGGGAGACCGTCGAGTTCCGGAGCGACGGCGGCTGGGGCATCGGCATCGTCCTCATGCCATGACGTTTTTATGTCAGGAAAGTGACACGACCCCCGTCCCTCGTCCAATTTCTCCCTCTACAGCCCCATGCTGACCGCTCACCGCCGATACAAGCTGAACTCGTCGCTTCGGGGCTACGGCGTCGCGCATCGCCGCTTACGCGCCCACTGGGCACCAGTGGTCGCGGCGGGGCACGCTTCGTGCGCGCGCTGCGGGCTGCCGATCGTGCCGGGCACCCCCTGGGATCTGGGGCACACCGACGACCGGCGCGGCTACCAGGGGCCCGAGCATGCGGCCTGCAACCGGGGCGCCACGCACCGGCGCAGGACGTCGAGGGCGTGGTGACAGGCCGCCTGACGGTCGAGGCTGCTTTGCGGCGGGAGCTGCGGGGCAGGCCGACGCCGTGGCCGGCGCTGGCCTGCTCGGCGCTCGAGCTCGCCCGCCGCCTCGACGACCCCGCCACACCACCGGCGGCGGCGGCGGCGCTGGCGAAGTCGCTGCACGACGCGCTTGACCGGTTGCAGGTGCTGGCACCGGCCCGGCCCGGGCCTGACCGGCTCGACGACCTCCGCGGCCGCCGCGAACGGAGGAACGTCGGTTGAGCGTCGTCGACTTCACCCGCCCGTTGCACATGACCGTCCCCGACTGCGACGGGTCCCGTGGCAACGAGGCGGTCGAGCTGGCGGCCCTGGCCGGGCTGCGGCTCGACCCGTGGCAGGAGCTCGTTCTGGGGGGTGGGCGGCGTTTGAGGTCGCTATGGTCGTGCCGCGCCAGAACGGGAAAGGATCCGTGCTCGAGGCCCGCGAGCTCGCCGGCCTGTTCCTGCTCGACGAGCAGTTCATCGTCCATTCGGCGCATCTGTTCGACACGTCGCTGGAGGCGTTCCGCCGGCTGCTGACCCGGATCGAGGAAACCCCCGAGTTCGACCAGCGGGTACGACGGGTGCGCCGCTCCCACGGTGAGGAAGGGATCGAGCTGAAAGGCGGCCAAAGGATCCGTTTCCGCTCACGCACCCGTGGTGGCGGCCGCGGCTTCTCCTGCGACTGCCTGATCCTGGACGAGTCGATGTTCCTGCCCGAGTTCGCGCATGGGGCGCTGGTGCCGACGCTGTCGGCGATGCCGAACCCCCAGGTCTGGTACGCCGGCTCGGCCGTCGACGAGCTCGTCCACGCGGACGGGTTGGTCTCGTCCCGGTTGCGGGAACGGGGCCTGAAAGGCGACCCGTCGCTCGCCTACTTCGAGTGGGCGCTCGACGCCACCGACCCGGAGCTCGTCACACCTGAGCAGGCGGTCGACCCCGAGTCGTGGCGGGCCGCGAACCCGGCCCTCGAGATCCGGATCTCGGGGGAGCATGTCCAGCATGAGCAGCGCGCCCTCGACCGGCGCACGTTCGCGGTCGAGCGGCTCGGCGTCGGTGCCTGGCCCGACCTGTCAGGGGTGCAGCCGACGGTGATCTCGATCGCGGACTGGCTCGAGCTCGAGGACCAGTCGTCCAGGCTGCAGGACCCGGTCTGCGTCGCGTTCGACGTGTCCCCGGACAGGCGCGCGTCGATCGCCGCCGCGGGGCGCAACCAGGACGGGCTCTGGCACGTCGAGATCGTCGAGAACCGGGAAGGCACCGCCTGGGTCACGGCCAGGCTGGCCCAGTTGGAGAAGCAGCACCAGCCTGTCGCGACGATCTGCGACGGGTACGGGCCGGCGGCGTCCCTGATCGACCAGTTGGAACGCCGCGACGTGCAAGTCACGACTGTCAGCGCTGGTGAGCACGCGCAGGGCTGCGGTAAGCTGATCGACGTGGTGTCGGAGCGCGCGCTGCGCCATCTGGGCACACGCGAGTTGGCGGACGCGATCCGTGGTGCGGCGACCCGCAAGCTTGGTGACTCGTGGGCGTGGTCGCGCAGGAACTCAAGTGTCGACATCTCGCCGCTGGTCGCGTCCACGTTGGCGCTCTGGGGCGCCGCGACGCTCGAGCTGGACCTGACCCAGCCGGTGATCAGGTGAGACTGCCGTTCCTGAAACGCACGACCCCGGACGAGATCGTGGAGATCCAGTCGGACTGGTTCGCGATGACGATGCAGGACTGGCCCGGCTGGTACGGCATGGCCCCCCAGACCGCCGAACGGGTCTGGGTCGCGAACCGCTGCATGCAGCTGAACTCGCAGCAGGTCGCGTCGATGCCGTTGCAGTTCTCGTCGACGGCGCCGCAGGGCGGTTTCGAGCCGGCCTGGGTCACGAGCCCCGATCCGGCCTGGTACCCGAACGGGATCGGCGACGCCGTCTTCGCCGCGATCTGGTCGATGTACGCCTACGGGGACGCGTTCCTGTACGTGACCGCCCGTTACGCGAACATGTACCCGTCCGCCTGGACGGTGCTCGACCCGCGCTACGTCGTCGTCGACAGCGAGAACGGCCGCCGTGTCTATCGCTCCCACGAGGAGCCTTTGGACCCGGACAGCATGGTCCAGGTGACCCGTGACCCCCGCGGCGGTTTGCGCGGCACCAGCGCCCTGCAAGCGTACGCACCGTCCGTGCGTGGCCTGATGGCCGGTGTCGCGTCGAGCGCGCAGATGGCGGAAAACCCGATCCCCACCACGGTCTTGAAGAGCGAGCAGAAACTGACGAAGGAGCAGGCGACGGACCTGCAGGACCAGTGGGTCGAGCGGGCCGGGATGCGCCGCGGCGCCCCCGCGATCCTGCCGCCGAAACTCGACTTCTCGGTGCTGGCGTTCTCACCGAAGGACCTGCTGCTGCTGGAGGCGCAGCAGTGGGACGCGAAGGTGATCGCGACCGCCTACGGGGTGCCGATCAACATGCTGAACATGAACCCCGAAGGCCGCGCCAGCCTGACGTACACGAACGTGGCGATGCTCGGCGAATACTGGTGGCGGTTCGAGCTGCGGCCGACCGCGCTCAGGTTGTCACGGGCGCTGTCGGAGCAGATGCTCCCCCGTGGCAGCCAGGTCGACTTCGACGCCACCGACACGTTCTCGCCGCTCGCGCAACCGCTCGAGCAAGACTCCCTGGCCACCCCGCCCGCCGACGGTGCCGACGCTGGCGGTGACGTGGTTCCGCTCAGACCGACGACGATGGAAGGATTCTGATGGACGAGCCAACCCTGATCCGCACCTTCGAGGCCGACCTGGCCGGCGACGGCGACGGCCGCACCATCATCGGCCGCTGCATCCCGTTCGACACCCCCGCCACCGTCAGCGACCCACCCGGCTACGAGCCCTACCAGGAAGTGTTCCGGGCCGGTGCGTTCAAGGCCGCGACCCGCGCCCCGAACCGGGTGTTCCTCGACTTCGAGCACGAGCTCGGGATCGGTGGTGTGCTGGGGCACGGTGTGGAGCTCGAGGAGCGCCCAGACGGCCTCTACGGCCGTTTCAGGGTCCTGGACCACTCAGACGGCGACAAGGCCCTCACGATGGTCCGTGAGCGCGTCCTGACGGGCCTGTCGGTGATGTTCACGCCGCTCAGGTCGCTCAGGTCACCCGGCGGGCCGGTCGAACGGGTCCGGGTCGCGCTCGACCGGGTCTCGCTCTGCCGGGTCGGCGCCTACGAGGACGCCCAGGTGCTCGCCGTCAGGCAACGCAAGGAGCCCGCCCCGCTGCTGTTCGACCCGGCCCTGATCGCCCGGCTCGAGCATTTCAACGTGACAATCCCCGACACGTTGAGGGTGACGTGAACGGCACCGGCATCAACTTCCCAGCAGTCGCCCAAGTCGTCACCGCCGCGGTGCTGCTCGTCGCGCTGATCCACTTCTGGTAAGGCGATCATTGACCCCCAAGGCCTTGGGGGTCGCCGACCGCCCGCGCGAACCGCCGATCCTACCACTGTGGTAGCTTTCCGCCTGTAGCAACGGCGCACCTCGCCGTCCCAAGTGGACACCTCGCCGGAGCTGGGCGACCCCTCCACCGCTGGGTCTGAGGGCGACCCCCGCCGAACCCAATCCTGCGTCAATTGTTCCGGGAGGTTCGGCTGTGTCAGCATCACAATCCATCACCAGGTCTCGGCTCGAGCGGCTCGTCGCCGAGCGCGGCCACACCGACCAGAAGATCGAGGACATGCTCAAACTCGCCGAGGATGAGCAGCGCGACCCGAACGAATTCGAGCGCGAGCACCTCGACCGTTACCGCACACGCGCGCAGGAGCTCGAGACGGAGATCGGCGCGCTGGCGGACGAGCTCGAGCGGGGCGAGTCGTCCCGCGACGTGTCCCGGCTGATCCGGCCCGCCCAGGCGGGGCCGCAGCCGGTGCAAGGGCCCGGCGCGGACATGGAACCGACCTACCGGACGTTCGCGCAGTTCGCCCGGGACGAGCTGATCGTCCGCTACCCGCTGATCGCGACACGCGCAGCCGCCGGCGGCGACGTCAACGCCCTCCGGGAGCAAGCGACCGAACGCCTGCAACGGGTCGTGAACACGACGACGTCGAACATCCCCGGCCTGTTGCCGCCCGGCTATCTGGCCCAGATCATGGACCTGATCAACAAGAACCGCCCCGTCGTCGCGAACTCGCGCACGGTGCCGCTCACCACCGGGACGCTCACGTACCCGCGTGTCACGCAGCGGCCCGAGGTCCTCAAGCAGGGCGCTGAAAAGACGGAGGCGGGCACCGCGAACATGCAGTGGGCGCTGGACACCGTCACCGCCGACACCTATCTCGGGGCTGGAGACCTCTCCTGGCAGGCGATCAACTGGGCGAGCATCGACTCCCTGCAGGTGTGGTTCGATCTGGCCGCGGAGGCGTTCGCCCGGATCACCGAAACCGCCGCCTGCACCGAACTGTCGACGAACGGTGGCGGTACGATCGCCAGCAAGCTGAGCGCGGCTGGTACCGAGGACTTCAACGCCTGGCGGACCGCGATCTTCGCCGGGATCCAGTCGATCTACACCTCCACCGGTGGGCGCGCCCAAACGGACACGCTGTACCTGTCGGCGAGCAAGTTCTTCCAGCTCGCCAGCCTCGGCAGCGCCAACGTGCTGCAACTCTCCAGCGTCGGCGGCCTCGACGTCGGCTCGATGACCGGCACCTACGCCGGCCTACGGGTCGTCGGCACCTTCGGCTTCGGCACCGCCTCCGCGGCGATCATGGGTGACCAGTCGGCGTTCCTCGTCGGCGAGACACCAGGGGCGCCCGTCGAGATGCGCGTCGTCGAGCCGAACATCGGTGGGATGCAGCTCGGCGTGATCGGCGCATTCAAGGCGAAGGTGTTCGACCCGGCCCGATTCGTCCACATCGCCTAGGGGGAATGAGATGGACGCTGGGCGTCGGCCTGACCAGTTCGACACGGTCCCGCGTGGGCTGTACGAGTCGGCCGTCGCCCAGCACAAACGCGAGCTCGCCGA